TTTGGCGCAATCTGGCGATGGTAGCCCTCTTAACCTTTCGGTAAGAGCCGCCTCCACGTCTTAATGCGACGAACAGGACAGTAAGGAGTCCATCCCTGCTGTTTGAGCTAGGCTCTGGTGGCAAACCAGAGTGCAAGATGCGGATAATTGATTGCTGAACGGTAACGCCAGGCAATCTTTGTCCACACCTCGAGCTCTACTCCGGACGGTCTAGTATGGAATCCGCTTTCGCGGAGTTGGCACTCTTGCTGAGTACCAACACTAAACCATCTATTCAGCCCAGGATAGCCATCGAGTTTAGCTATCTTCGAACGTGCCGAGCGGGTTCTCACAAGGAGTTCCTGCTCTTGGAAGTCTGAGTTGAAACGGACACCTCTGACGGGGTCCGCCAACTTCAGAACTTCGTCGAGGGTCGAAGGGAAGAGGTCGCACCACTTGGATGCAACTACCTCCAACTTCGAAGCCTCGTAGGTAGGTAAAGGGTCTTTCAAGTAGACCGGAGTGACATCGCAACCGCGATAGAGCTCCAGTCCGCAAGATTCGACGTATTTACCAGTCGTGCAGCTCTTTGCGACGTTGATCACAAGACCGGCTCTCTCGAGCAAGTCGATGACATAGTCACAAATCCATATGGGGACAATGATGTCGTCTCCATAAACGCTCCACGGCTCACGCTTCCAACTGAAATGCAAGCTCTTAAAGGCATAGGCAATGATCCCGAGGATGACAGTCGTCATCACGGAGAAACATGTACCTGCACCCATAGGGGCATGCGTACGAAGGGGAATGACCCCGACGTCAGGAAGAAGCGTGTACTCAGACCTCACCTTGGCCAGGACTGGCCAAAGCTGAGGAAGCACGCGCTCAACAAGATCCGCAGACACGTGGTCTGACGCATCGGACAAGTCCAATGTCGCCATTCCATCGCGCCTCAGGAGTCTGTTGTGTTTCGCCTGATCATGCAAGGATACATGTCCGACAAACAGTAGCTGGATCTGATCAACGAGTTGATCATTGACAGCAAGCTGCGCGAACATGCTCATTGCGGGTTCAGACGACACGATGCGATTACACTTGATACTCTTTGGAACCTCGGCGGCCTTCGTACAACGAAAGCCAAATGAGGTCCTAGGGGACCAAGTATCTCGCGGAGAACAACGATACAGCGAAGGTGGCACGTCGGGGATCGCTCCCTTTCGAAACCACTTATCCGCTGCATTGAAGCCCTCCGCAGTCGCACCAGGGCCGAATCTTCCTTTCGCTTGATTGAGATCAATAGGGCGAATGCCGGATAGGCATTCCCTTATGCCCCTAATCTCATCGTCCGTTAAGCGAATCGGAAGGGGACGAGAAAGTCGCAAAGCGACTTCCTCCCAGTCCGTTTCCTTAGCAGGCGCTCCGTGCCATTTGTACACAAGTTTCGCAACCTGATGTACAGCGGCAACAAAGCGCGGATCCTCATCGAAATCCAAGCCTTCCCGAAGGAAGGGAATGGTCTCGGTGATGGATTGACGGCACAGAGTTTTCTGCCAACCGTCAACCCGAGCTAAGTATTCCTCGTTCGCTGGGTCGAACCAATTAAGGATCTGACCAGCGACAGGATTCGGAATCCCAGCAGAGGCCGTAAGGTCTCTACGGAGGAAGGGACGCAGATGCCGAAACAAACCGACATGCTGCGGTACACTCTCAGTCATTACGACCTCCAGTGGTGCTTTTCACGACACTACATGAATTCCACATGAATGGACTCTTCAGTCTTCTTTGTATGGATGGATTTAGGTTTTATATGGACAACGATCCGGTAGCCATCGGGATGTCCGATGATAACGTCCGCATAGGGCGTATCACCGAAATCCGTGGCGCCGACATCGTAAGAGTCGATATAAAACGGTCCTTTCTGTACAATAGGCATAAGATACTCCAAAGAGTGGAACCATGATTCTGACGTACTACGGAATGAGCGCTTGCGCCCACTTCGCAGGGAAGCCAGAGGTGTCAGTCTGTCCACTGACAGTTGCAGAGGCGCCGCCAAGATAATCGGCGGCCTGCTTAAGCAAACTCACGGTGAGCTCGTTAGTCCAGTTGGACACGCGAGGCATCGAGAGCTTGACAGTGACAGAACCAGTATGCGGCAAGTTGTCAGCATCGAGCACGGTGTGCTTGATGGAGACTTCGACGCGATCGTTCCCGGAAACACCGGGAGCCTTCACGTCGAGCTTGACGTCAATGATACGAGGGGCGGCAAGAGTGTCGCCACTGTTCGTACCAACATACTGGATATCCATCCCATCATTTGCACGCTTGGTGTAATTGATGAGAGATGCGGTCGAAGAGACCACGCCCACGAGGGCAAGAGAAGAAGCTGCCATGATAGCACTCCAGTTAAGGTGATGGACTAAAGCTTGGCTTGCATTACGAGCTCAGCTATCGTCCGCTTTCTTGTGGAGGACAACTCGAGGTTTAGCGAGAGCCAATCCTCGGGTGTTGCCTGAAGCTGAAGAAGATAGCCATAAGGGTCGGGGATTCGAAAACGCTCATAGCGCGATGACTTCATCGTGCGTTGACCAGATTCGAACACAGCAGCGGTCCTAGTGTACCCGCGAGGGACACTAGGCCAGCGGTTATGCTCTGCCGTCCATCGAGTGAGAACCCGATTTTCGACAGAACCCCACATGTCATGAACTTTC